TAGAAGTTCCCTTTTTGAAAAAAAAGGGTATTTTTGTTTATACGACAATTTCACAATGGGCCTAATAACACTAGACATATCAGCTAAACTTAATCAGCGACCAAACTCTTCTGGGTGGGTATCTATTAATATAGACAATGGGGCTATACATACATTCACTCTTGCAAATTTTACTACAGAAACAAATCCTGCGTACGGTGACCCTGAAGGAGATCCATTAGAATCAATAAATATTCTTAGCCTACCTTCACAAGGAGTTTTAAAACTTTCTGCAGTTGCAGTAACTGTGCCTCAGATAGTAACGTCAGCAGAATTAGTAGCTGGTGATTTAACCTATGAGTCAGATGTTTTAGATACTGATGGATACACTGACAGTTATATGTACTTTGTAGTTTCTGATACTGGATCTAGTTTGTTTACACTTAAGTCAAACCCTGTTTCACTTAGAGTAGCAACATCTATAAACCTTGCACCAAATCAAGTTGGAAATACAGAAATAACAATTCCTCATGGATCAACAACAGTTATAACTACAGCAATGCTTACTACGGGGTTAAACCCACCATACGAGGATCCAGAAGGAGATGCAGCGTCTATGTTATTAATTGAGAGTTTGCCTATATACGGTGTTCTTCTTCTTAATGGTATTAGAGTTTATGTTGATCAAGAGATATCATTTACTGATATAACTTCAGGATTATTTACTTATGTAAATAGCAACTTAGAAGAAAAAGGAATAAAAGAAGAATTTAATTTTAAAATCTCTGACGCTGGTTCAGGGGAATACAGAGGATAATGGCAAATTTTATATTTAATATAGAAGAATCATCGTTTAAAGTAAAACAACTAGCTAGTGTAGTTACTGAGTGTGCAACAATATTTTCATTTCAACTTACTGCAACTGTAGGAAACAGTGTAAGAATAAGTTTAGACAATGCAGTTCAGACTACCCTAAATTATGACAATGCATTTTTTACTATACTAGGAGTAGACACGCCTTGGGATGGTGCTGATAAAGTATTTACGTATAGTACTCCTATATCCTTCTCCTACTCAATTTCCAATTCAGGAACTCCTGGGTTGTTTAAAAAAGTAAAAGCTGAAGCATGGGATGATACTACTGTTGATCCTTTTAACTATTGGAATCAAATTACAGAAAGATCCAACGATAATTTACCCTGTGACAATCCAACTGGAGTAGGTGCTACTTATGATGAATTAATAGACACTCCAACAAACAAAACTGGAAGTGCACTAAAACTAGTTAGAGTTAATGCCGCTGAAGATGCACATGAATATATAGATGCAGGATTACTTGGTGTTGACCTCAATTACACGCACGTGCAAGCAAGTAGTGCTTCTTGGATAATAGCACATAACTTAGGAAAGATACCTTCTGTAACAGTACAGGATGGGGCAGGCAATAGAGTTCATGGAGATGTAGCCTACACAGATTTAAACAATTTAACAATAACATTTAACATAGCATTTGCTGGAACGGCTTATCTTAATTAATGGAGAAACTAGGAACAGATCTTGACCTTAATGGCAACCATATAAAACAGCTAAAGGTTGAACCTTTGTTGGCACTACCAACAGGATTGGGTGCGAGTGATGCAGGTACAATAGTATTTATATCTCCTGTAGTTGCTTTTTATGGATGGGACGGAACGATGTGGACTAAACTAACAAATGAATAGATGAGCGAAATATTTAACAAAGACGTAAGTATATTAGGAGATACTACTACTTCAGGAAAGCTTGGAGTTGGTGTTCCTAACCCTGTTGAAAAGGTAGAAGTAGATGGTAAAGTAAAGTCTGATGCTTTTATAACAGGCGGAGGTACTAGTACTGATTTTGTGAAAGGTGATGGAACACTGGATACAAATACTTATCTAGTACAAGCAGATGTAGATACTTACATACATGATCAAGGCTTACCAAATTCAGTCTGGACAATAACACATAATCTTGACAACTATCCAAGCGTTACGGTTGTGGATACAGCTAACACGGTAGTAATAGGTCAAGTAGATTACGTATCATTAAATTCTATAACAATAACATTTAGTAGTGGCTTTTCTGGTAAAGCCTACTTAAATTAATAATAAATAAATAATAAAAAATGGCAGATATTAAATTTTTAGTAGATTTAGATTTATCAAAAAATCAACTACTTAATGCAGTAGTTCAAAACTTAGCTACGGCCCCTTCAACACCTGCAGATGGTCAGATATACTGGGATACAGATGACAATACGCTTTATGTGTATAATGCAGATGGTCCAGCTTGGATTGATTTAGGAGAAAGCGGTATTACAAATCTTGGCTACACAGCAGGAGTATCTAATGGAACTGTAACATCAAGTTCAGGAACTAACGCAACTATTCCTTTAGCAGATGGTACTAATGCAGGTCTTCTTACTGCAGCTGAAAAAACTGTCATAGGAAACACAACAAACATAAACAGCGGAGATAACGCAACTAACTCACAGTATAGTGGATTAGTTTCTAACGTAAGCACAAACTTATCTGAAGGTACAACCACCTTAACAACTGTTGATGTAAATTCTTCAGACGGAACAAACGCAACTTTGGCATCAGCATCTACTTCAAGAGCAGGTGTAATGAGCAAAGCTAAATTTGACGAAGTAGTAGCCAACAACGCTAAAGTTTCTGACATTAATCACAATGTAACTACAAACCTTAGTGAAGGTACAACTACAACTACTACTGTAGTAGTAGAGTCTTCAGATGGTACTGACGCTACATTAGCACAAGCATCTTCAAGTAGAGCTGGTTTATTAAGCTCAGCAAAGTTTGACGAAATAGTTGCCAACTCATTAAAAGTAAGTGACATTCCTGATAACGTCACTACTAACTTATCTGTTACCACAACTTCAACAACAAATACTGTTGTATCTAGTGATGGTACAAATGCAACTCTTCCAGCAGCAACTACTACAGTAGCCGGTGTAATGACAGGTGCAGACAAGTTAAAGCTAAATCTCATTGAACCTTTAGCAGATGTAACGGATGCAACAAATGTAAATGCAGCAGGAGCTGTAATGAATTCAGATTCAACAACCGCATCAATGAGCTTTGTAATTGACGAAGATGCTATGACATCTGACTCAGCAACTAAAGTTCCAACACAACAAAGTGTTAAGGCTTATGTAGACACTGAGGTTGGAGCAGTAGTTCCTAACTCACCTACAGCATTAAGTACAGGTACCGTTACCAACACAACTTACGGTATTACTTCTGACGGATCTGCCAATGATGTTATAATAGCAGCAGCAACTATATCTGCATCTGGTGTAATGACTGGAACTGACAAAACTAAGCTTAATACAATAGAGACAGGAGCAAACGTTACTGACGCTACCAATGTTAATGCTGCCGGAGCAGTTATGAATAGTGATACTAGTACAGCGGCTATGTCATTTGTTATTGATGAAGATGCCATGGGAAGTAACTCTTCTACTAAGGTTCCTACTCAACAATCTGTTAAAGCTTATGTAGATGCAAACTTAGCAGCTAATGATGCAATGATATTTAAAGGTACAATCGGTACAGGTGGTACTTTAACACTAGCAGCATTTAATGCTCTAGTTGTTTATGATGCAGGTTGGTCTTACAAAGTTATTACAGCAGGAACTTACAAAGGAGTTGTTTCTGAGATTGGAGATATGTTTATAGCTACAGTTGATAGAGCTTCTGGTGGAATTAATGCAGACTGGACAGTAGTTCAAGCTAATCTTGACGGAGCAGTAATTGGACCAGCTTCAGCAGGATCTGGAAATGTAGCCACATTTGACGGAACATCTGGAAAATTAATACAAGATTCAGGATTAACATTAACAGGATCAAATACAGGTGATGAGCCTAATGCTAGTACTACTGTAAGAGGTATTATTGAAATAGCAACAATTGCTGAGACTAATACAGGAACAGATGCTACTAGAGCAGTTTCTCCTGATGGATTAGATGGATGGACAGGTTCTGCACAAGTAACCACAGTTGGAACAATAGCTGCTGGAACTTGGCAAGGTACTGCTATAAACCAAACTTACTTAGTTGGTCAAAGTGGAACTAACACTGGTGATGAGCCACCAGCTTCAACAACTGTAGCTGGTATTTCTGAACTAGCTACAAACACAGAAGCTAATACAGGTACTGCTACTAACAGAGTTCTTACTCCAGCAAACCTTAGGAGTGTTCTTGGAACAACAGGAACTCTTTCTACTGTATTAAAATATACTGAGTTAATTGGAGATGCAGCAGCTACCACAATAGTAGTTACCCACTCAATAGGACAAAAGCATGTTCAATCAACAGTGCTTGTTGAATCTACAGGAGATGTAGTAATTTGCGAAGTAGAAAATACAAGTACAACTACAACAACTTTTAAATTCAATGTTGCTCCAACATTAAATCAGTACAGAGTAATTATAGTAGGATAATATATGGCCATACAGAAAATCTTAACAGACTTGGAAGTTTCAGGTGCCGTGACAATTGACTCAGATACAGATACAATCTTGAAGCTGAACTCAACAGACAACGGTGCACTCTATGTAAATTACGCTAGAAGTGACGACAGGCATGCCTATGTTGGATTTGGTGGGGCTAGTGATAACTTTACTATAATGAGTGAAGAGGTTGGCGGTCAGTTAATACTAGGAACTGCGGCAACTACAAGAATGACTATTGATGAGACTGGAAATGTAGGTGTAGGTACAGATCCTCAATCTAAATTTCACGTCAGATCTTCAAGTTCAGGAGCTTCAACTCATGCAGGAACTTTAATTGTAGAGGCAGGTTCAGCTCCTTCTATACAGATTCTTTCAGCAAATACACAAACACAAAGTATTAAGTTTGGAGATGCCGAAGATGGAGATGTGGGAAGAATTACATATAGTCATGCTACTAATGAAATGACACTAGTTACTGCAGCAGCAACTAGAATGACTATTGATAGTGTTGGCCATGTAGGTATAAATGAAACAAATCCTTCTGAAGAATTACACGTAACAGGTAGAGCTATAATAACTGATAGGTTAGGAATTGGTGGAGACTTTGTTCCACAAAAAGCTCTTCACTTAAAAAATGCTGCTCCTATATTTAGGATGGAAGATACTGATACAGCAAGTTATGCTGAGTTTGTAAAAACTTCAAGTAGATTTACAATTAGATTAGATCCAACTGATACAGAGACAGCAAGCGAGATAACACTTGAATTAGATGGAACTGAAAGGTTTGTGGTAAAACCTGATGGTGTAGGAGTAGGAGTGACAAATCCAAAATCAGCACTAGATGTTAATGGAGGAGTTAAAGTAGCTAATGACCCGGCTACTACTGCTTTAGATACAAAAGTAGGAACTATAAGATATAGAGTTCTTAATAGCATTTCGTATATGGAAATGTGTATGCAAACAGATGGAAGTACGTATGAGTGGGTTATCATTGTTAAAAATGATTGGACTTTATAAAATAAAGCTATGGGAGCAAAAATATTTAATGCAGATAAATTTATTGTAGATGGAGGAACATCTGGTCAGTTTTTAAAAGCTGATGGATCAACACAAGCAATAACACCATTAACTACTGCGGAAGAAATACAAGACATAGTTGGTGCTATGGTTAATGGAAATGTAGAAACTAACATCTCTGTAACATACAGTGATGGAGATGGTAAGTTAAATTTTGTAGGTAATCCTACAGATACATTTTTAGAAGCTGTTGGGACACCAGTTGCAAAACAATTGGGAATTTGGAGTACTGCAGGTACATTAGAAGGAGACTCAGATCTTACATATAATTCAACAACAACAACACTTACTGTATCAGGAGAAATATCAACTTCACAATATAACTTAACAGCAATGCAAATAGTTCCTCTTGCTAGAAATGCAACAGGAGTTTTAGGGGAGATAAGAATAAATGCAACAGGTATATATGTATGCAGTGCTACAAATTCCTGGAGCAAAGTAACCTTGGCAACTTCTTGGTAGTTTTTTCCTACTTTTCCAAAATCTATTTTAGCTATAATAAATAAATAAAAACTAATCCATTCTTACATATATTTGTATAGACGTACACACTTAATATCATGAAATCAACAATGCTTTTTTTTTAAAGAAATGACAGTAGGCAAAAGTCTTCTGCTGTCTTTGAGTCCCGTCCTAATAATGATATTAAGCATGAAAACAATTTTATTCGCATTATTTATAATTATAATAATTGACCTTTTAACTGGAATAAGAAAATCACATTATACAGAAGGTGTTTTATTTCAACCATTTAAAAAAGAATTCTGGAAAGTAATAAAGTCAAAAGAACTTCGCAGGACTTGGACTAAAGCAGTTGAATATATAACAGGAATTATAGCTTTCACAATCTTAGATACAATGGTTCTAGGAAGCTCTAGTATACAGATGCTAGGAAATGATTACTCAATAGCAGAACTAGCAGTAACAGTTGCCTGCTTAGTTGAGGTGTACAGTGTCTATGAAAACATGGAAGCTGTTAGTGGAAATAATTTATTTAAAAAGATTCTTGGATTCTTACCAAGAGCATTTAAGTCTGCATTCGCACCTAGGAGAAGAAGGGGACAAGATGAAAAATAGACTAGAAATATCAAGATTCTCAGAAGATGAGTTTCAAACATTAGCTAAGTTCTTTGTGCTTGACGATTGTGAACTAGAAGTGCTTGAAGGATACATACTAGAGCTACCAGATAAAGACAATAAGACTAGCATATCAAGAATTCCACAAGGATCTTATACTTGTGTAAAAAGAAATTCCCCAAAGTATGGTGATCACTTTCACGTATTAGACGTTGAAGAAAGAAGCTACATACTTATACATCACGGAAATTATAACACTGATACAAGAGGATGTCTACTTCCAGGAAAAGATCTTATAGATATAAATGGAGATGGATTAAAAGACGTTACAAGTAGTAAAAAAACTATGGCAAAGCTTAATGAATTATTGCCAGATGAATTTGAACTATGTATCATAAATGAATTTAAAGATGAGTCAAAATAATGATAACCCAAAGTTAAAAAAAAATGGAGGCTCTGGCACTAATGTAGGTAATGCACTTAGATTCCTTGTTAAGCAAGGTAAAGAAGTAGCTCCTGAACTATTAGATCTTGCTGGAAGTCTTACGGGTATTAAACAATTAAACTCATTAGGAACGGCCATAAGAGGTGACAAGAGCCTTAGTGAACCAGACAAAAGTATTCTTCTTCAAGAAATGGAGAATGATATGATTGAGATGGTTGAGGTTACCAAGCGTTTACAGATAGATAGTGAGCACGCTATTACTAGAATGATTAGACCTGTAAGCTATGCAGCTATGTTTGTTTTATTTATGTCTGTAGTATTACTAGATGGTAACCTAGGAGAGTTCACAATCGATAAAGCATACGTACCTGTAATACAGTCACTGTTTGGTACAATGACTATATTTTACTTTGGTTCAAGAGGAATAGAGAAGGTGATGAAGACTCTTAAGAAATCAGAATGAGTAGGTTAGAAACCTTTCTTAAAGACAATATAATATTTGTTGTCACTTTTGTTTTTTCTTGTGGAATAATGTATTCTGAAATTCAAAGCTTAAGAACTGTAGAAGATAGATTAGGCAAAAAAATTAAAGTAATATCACAAATGTCTGGTCAAATAAATGAATTAGAAAATAGAATAATTGTTTTAGAGACTACCAAGTGTAATTAGCTTATTAAATATTTTAGCTATAACATATAATAGCGTTGACTTACATTATGTTATACTTTTGTTGAAGGAGAATAATATAAAAATATTTCAATGGAAGAATTAAATTTAGGAGATTTGAATTTTGACACGGACACTCTTCAGTTATTTGATGAGTCAACAGGAGTGCAAGAACCAAAAGCAGACGGGACTACTCCTCCGTCAACAACAGTTGCAGATGCTGCAGTAGCTAATGTAACAAACGATACAAACACTGATGGTGAAGGTGATGATCCAGTGGATCCAAACCTAGAGAGCGTAGCTGATCAGAGTAAAGACAAAAATCAAGTTCAGGCAGGTAAAACACCTAATGGAAAAGAAGGCAGCGATTCTTCCTCTCCTAAACTGAATGAGACTGAACAGCTTTATTCAAACTTAGCTGCCGAATTCAAAGCCAAAGGTATTTTACCTGAGCTTGATGATGTTTCTTCTATAAAGTCTATGAAAGACATAGAAGAAGCAATTAAGAAATCAGTCGATTCTAGACTAACAGAACGACAGAAAGTTATTGAAGATGCACAGAAAGCTGGAGCACCAATAACAGAGGTTTCTCAAAAAGTAGACACCATAGATAAACTTAAGCAGGTTACTCCTGAGTTTATTAGAGATGACAATAACATTCAGTTTAGAAAGACTGCAATTGTTCAAGATTTCATTGAAAAAGGATATGGTGCTGAAAGAGCTGAAGCAATGGCTCAAAGAAGTATTGATGCTGGTACAGATATTGAAGATGCAGAATTTGCATTAGAGAGTCTTATTAAATCAGAAGAGGCTTCTTTAAAAATTATAATTGATAATGCAAAGGCTGGAGAAAAAGAAAGCCTAAATAACATTAAAGATTATATTGCTAAAACATCAGAAGTAATTCCTGGTATTGAATTAACTGATTCTCAAAAGGATGAGTTATACAATCAGATTACTACTGACTTAGGTAATAAGGACAACGCATTTATGGTTGCCCAAAAAGCTGATCCAATTGGATCTAGAATTAAACTCGAAGCTTTATTTTACTTAACTGGTGGTCTAAAAGACTTTTCTATATTTGGAAACAAAGCAGAAAGTAAGATTACTAATAACATAGAAAATTTATTAAGAGGTGCTAATTTTACGCAAGAAGGTTCAGTAGATACTAATGTAGCTGATGGAAATTCTAACTTTAAATTATCAGATCTTAAGGATTTAACAATAGAGTAAACAACTTTTTAAAAACAATTAAATTATGCAATTAGGACGGTTCCAAGTAACTGACGCAAAAGCGTTTGCTGGTATGATTAATCCTGAAAACACATTAGGTGCTATCTGGAAAACATCTCCAACAAAGATTAATGATGCTATGATCAAATTGTTAGCAATCAATAGAGGTAAGTCTCTAGAGAACATGCTAGCTAAATTTGAGACTAAGCAAGTAGAGAATGACAATGAGTTCTATTGGGAGCTTATAGGCTCTTCTCGTAGAAACATTCCATTAGTGGAAGCTTCTTTCAAAGGTGCAACTGTTAC